GTTATGTGCGGGGCTACTGAAGGGCTGGGGCACGGCAAGCAGAAGACCCCGAATGTCGGCGCGTGGAACAGGGCGACCGTTCAGCGCGGGCAGTCTGTTCCCGGGGCCTCGCGGGGCGTGGGCCAGCCGACCATCGACGGATTCATCCAGGGCAACGCACAGAACGCACAGCGTGTGGCGGCCATCCAGGCTCTTCTGTACGACCTTGCGATGAAGAACATGCTCGGCAGCGAGTAACAAACAAATCACCGAGGAGATAACGCTATATGAGAATTTACGAATACCTTAACGGCATCCGCGGGGCCCTCGGCTCCGGCGAAGACAATGGGGTGCCCACTCCGGCGTGGCGCATCGAGGAGTACCTCAAGGACATTTACGACGCCATCAAGGCGAGCGACGCTATCCCGGCGTACCCGGAGACTGACGGGACCTACGTCCTGACCGTTACCGTTTCCAGCGGTACTCCGACGCTTTCGTGGGAGAGCGCCAACTAAACTAAGCGAGGTCAACCACAATGGTCAGAGCACTCACACCTACAATCACGATGACGTTCCCCGCAGAGATGGACTTCGATGACACAGCGCACGTCTGTTTCACGATGACCCAGGGGAACCGGGTCGTCATAGAGAAGAGCGACGCACAGCTCACCATCGACGACAACGTCGTGCAGGTGTGGCTGTCGCAGTCGGACACGATGAAGCTCGCGGTCGGCGAGGCGAAGTACCAGCTCAACTGGACGTACCCGGCGGACGGCGCGGGCAACGTGGCCCGGGGCGCATCGGACGTACACACCATGCGCATCACCGAGAACCTTAAGAACGAGGTCATGGGATAAAATGAGCATCCAGGCGAACATGGCGGTCGCGGAGACTACGTTCCTCGTCCCGATGGTGGTGGCCGTCAACGGCATCGCCACCGGCATGGAGAGCTCGACGAATGTCGCACCGCTGCCTCCGCCTCAGCCCTACGAGGGCGCGTACACAGTAACGCCATCGGCCGAGACACAGACCCTCAGCACCGCTGGCATGAAGATGACCGGCAACGTAACCGTCAACCCCATCCCGAACAACTACGGACTTATCACTTGGAATGGGTCAATCATTACTGTTTCATAAGGAGAAGAATATGCAATCGGTTATCATTAATGGTGTGACTTATAGCAACGTGCCGCAAGTCTCAATTCCCAAGGTGGGTTCTGGCACGGCAGATTTCTACGATACCTCAGATGCTACGTTGGATTCCGGTGGCAAGATGCTGTCGGGGAATACGGCGTATGCGAACGGTGTGAAATATACCGGTTCGATTGCGACCAAAAGCGGCACGGACATCACCGCAAGCGGTGACACCGTAACCGTTCCCGCCGGTTATTACGCTTCTCAGCAGACGAAAGCTGTCGCAAGCGGTTCCGCAACTGGCCCTGCCTCTGTCAGCGGTTCAAGCGCATCTGTTTCCACCGGCACGAACACGCTCACATTGAGCAAGACGATTTCCATCACGCCTGTTGTGAGTGCGGGTTATGTGGCAAGCGGCACGGCGGCGAACGCCTCTGTTTCTCTGACAGCATCCGTCACCACGAAGGGTGCGACCACCTACACTCCGTCCACTTCCGATCAGACCATCGCCGCAAGCACCTATTTGACCGGAGCGCAGACCATTGAGGGTGATGCCAATTTGCAGAGCCAATTCATAAAAAGTGGCGTGAGTATCTTCGGTGTGGCGGGTTCGTTGACTTCTGCTACCGTGTCCCAAAATGCGGAAACTAAAGTATTGAGCATCAGCTAAAGGAGGTTTAGCATGGCCCAAAACGTGCTGATAGCCGGTGCGCTTTTTTCAAACGTGCCGAGTATATCCGTCCCCGATCAAGGTAACAACTGGCACTCATTTGTCGACACCTCCGATGCAACCGCAATCGCAAGTGACATCGCACAAGGGAAAACAGCGTATGTAAACGGTTCGCTGATAACTGGCACTCATACCGATTCAGGAATGACCGTTGTTACAACGCAGGATAGTCATGGCGGCGATATTGTAACGATAACCGGCACAAACTACGCTCTGTCATCTAAGACAATCACGGAGAACGGAACGTACAATGCAAGTAGTGACAACGTGGACGGATTTACAACCGTTATTGCTAACGTAGACTTGGTTCATGTGACATCCCTCACATCCACATCGGTCAAGCTGTCGGCTACGGACTTCAATTCGTGGACACCCAGCACAACGGAAAAACTGATATACGCCGCCCAAACAGCCGGGACTTTCACAGCAACGAGTGTTGCGAGCCATGACTATTTTGTGCGTGTTAGAGGGTACGCAGATATAAAATATGTTTCTGGAACTTCTACGGCGAAAGGAATGTTTCAGAAGTGTTGCATGGAGAACTGGTATTGCATCACACGGAGATCGTCAAACAATTCGAACCTGAACTCCAAAACAAGGAACTCAAACTATGCTGAATCCGTAACGAACGCATATTTGAGCAAATATTATAACGGCGGGTGGGTTGCCCTGTTTGCATCTGCATACGGTATATACCCGAAGAACACGGCACACACCTTATCTTCTACAACGGCGGCTTCTCCTACAGTAACGGTTAAGACACCCGCCATTTACGCAAAATGCAACGCAACGTACTTCTCTACTGGTATGGCGGGGAATGTTGACAAGGATGCAAGCACCATAAATTTCAAGTTTGATATTTACCGTGCAGATGTTGGTTATTTCCGCAGAACCGTCAACAATTCGCTGATGGATATGTATGTTGATGGATGGCCACAATGAGGTGAACTATGGCAGTATCTAAAGTTATACTAAACGGCAACACCCTCATGGATGTTACGCAGAAAACCGTCACTTCCGCTTCGATGCTTGACGGCGTTACGGCTTTGAAAAACGATGGAACGGACATAACTGGTTCGTATGTTGCCCCTACTTTTACCACTCAAAGCAAGACCGTTTCCCCGACCACTTCACAGCAGACCGTTTCGCCCGATGCCGGCTATGACGGCCTATCCTCCGTGACGGTGAACGCCATGCCAAGCGGCTCCGCATCGACCCCCGCCACCACCATCACGGCGAATCCGACCATTTCTGTTTCGTCCGGCGGCCTTATCACGGCGAGTGTAAGCGGTAGCCAATCCGTCACGCCCACGGTATCAGCTGGTTACGTTTCAAGCGGCACGGCGGGGACGGTCACGGTGAGTGGGAGCAATACGCAACAGCTTACTACACAGGCGGCGCAGACCATCACGCCGACCACCACGAACCAGACGATTGCATCTGGGAAGTATTTGACCGGCGCACAGACGATTGAAGGGATTATCTGCTCCAACCTTACTGCGGAAAATATAGCAGACGGTGTGACCGTAAAAATCGGAACAGCAACGGACGATGATTCCGTGGCATCGGTTACTGGTACGCATCAAGGCGGCGGCGGCGGAGTGAATTTGTATCAGTTTCATTTTAATAATGTAGATATATATGGTGATACCTACTACAGCATGAGGAGCGTTGAAAAACTTTCCGATTATGGTTTAACAATAGATGACTTTGTCGTGTCAAGCACCCATCATGTTGTAGCGTGGGTTGACTTTTCAAGTACGCCACAATATATAGAATACACAGATGAAAATGATGATGATAGTTTTACGGCACAAATAGGCCATGTGAATTATTGTGAAACGGTTGACGGTGTAACTATAAATAATCAAATCAACGAGATGATTATACCGTTGCACTGTAAAATGATAAAAACCGCAGGGACCCCGTTATGGTCAGAATTTTATATGTCAAACTACGCAAACGGTACTGCGTATGATGCGTTTATGATGGGCTTCGATGATGGTGGTTTTGACGTAACAAACAACTCTTCACCCGGTACAGGAAGACGATTATATAACCCAAGAATACAGGGTGCAACTTTTACCATCAACATCGCAATCTTTGACACATAATTTAGGTGCGCCATGCTTAACGAGTTTATAAAAGCGGCACAAAATGGAGTGGACTAATGCGTAGCGACTTTGACCTTATCGTACACCGGTTGCCGGGTGCGCGGAAGGGGGAGTGAGATGGCCAAGAAAACGCTTAGGCTCGAGGGCATGCCGAACCCGAAGCAAGACCTGTTTCTGAGAGCGGTCGCTCCCCGGATAGCCTACGGTGGCGCCAGAGGCGGTGGCAAGAGCTGGGTGCTCCGCCGCAAGTTCATCCTGCTGGCGAACCGCTACGCGGGGCTCAAGCTCCTGCTGTTGCGGCGGACCCTCGCCGAGCTCGACGGCAACCATACCCAGCCGCTCCTCAAGGAACTCAACGGGTTTGCTAAGTACACGAAGGACAACAAGACCTTCACGTTCCCGAACGGCTCGACCATCAAGCTCGGCTACTGCGACACGGACAACGACGTGTACCAGTACCAGGGGCAGGAGTACGACGTGATAGGCTTCGAGGAGGCGACCGCGTTCACCGAGTGGATGCTCACCTACATCGCCACCTCGTGCCGGTCCACGCGCACCGACTTCTCGCCGAGAATTTACTACACTTGTAACCCGGGCGGCCCGGGCCATGACTACATAAAGCGTCTCTTCATCGACCGGCAGTACGAGCACGGTGAGAACCCAGACGATTATGTGTTCATCCAGGCCAAGGTCACGGACAACACGGTCCTCATGGAGACCAACCCTGGTTACATCAAGACCCTGGAGGCGCTGCCCGAGCACCTGCGCAAGGCGTACCTCGAGGGGCGCTGGGATGCCGTCGAAGGGCAGTATTTCAGCGAGTTCGACCCAGCCATCCACGTCTGTGCGCCGTTCCCCATCCCCCGGGACTGGCGGCGCTTCCGTGCTATGGACTGGGGCTACAACGACCCGTGCTGTGTGCTCTGGTTTGCGGTGGCGCCCGACTCGCACCTGTACGTCTACCGGGAAATCTACCAGAACCAGACGAGTGCGTCGGACATGGCGAAGCTGGTGAAGAAGCGGAGCGTCGCGTTCGACGAGCACGGCAACCAGTTCACGGAGCACATCACGTACACGGCGGCATCGCCCGATATGTGGCAGAAGCGCGGCCTGCGCGACGCGATGGGCGGCGAGACCGTGGCTGACACCTTCATAGCGAACGGCGTCCCCATCGTCAAGGCGGACAATGACCGGCTCAACGGTTGGATGAGAGTCCGCGAGAACCTGCAAGTCGCCCCCGACGGACGGCCCTACGTCCAGATATTCTCGACATGCCGCGACCTGATTCGCACCTTGCCGCTCCTGACCTACGACAAGCACGACCACGAGGACGTCGGCGACAACTGTGAGGACCACGCACCCGAGGCGTTCCGCTACGGGCTGATGACACGGCCCTCGCCAGCGAAGCGCAAAGAGACGGAGCGCAAACGGCTGATAGCCATTGACCCATTGACACCCCTCCCCCGTAGAGACAACGAGGGAGGCTTTTTTTATGCGTAAGGAGGCAGAGACATAATGCCGAAAGACAAGAAGAAAAACGAACCCGAAGCCCTGATTCCCCTGAGCGGGATGGAGAAAATCTACGCGGGCATTGGCAAGGAGCACAAGCCTGGCGACCCCGGCGACATCGAGTTCATCGACGCCATTTACGGGCTCTTCGAGGAGTACCGCATGACGTACTACCGCGACGAGTGGCAAAGGCTCGACGACAACGTGACCATCTACGAGGGCACGTACTGGGGCGAGAACGACGCCGAAGTCGTCCGTGGCGACCGCAAGCCGCGCATGGCCACGCCGATGATTACGAGCTGTATCGAGAACATCAAGGCCGACCTCATGGACGAGCTGCCCGAGGCGGTCATCCTGCCGGACGCTGCCGGTGACGCGCCGATGGTCACGGCCAAGGTCCTGACCAAAGTCGTGGAACAGGAGCTCGACGCGTGCGACTGGGAGGGCGAGTACGTCAAGGGCGTGCAGGACTTCCTGCAAGACGGCTGGTGCGTGTTCGAGGCCGGTCACGACCCGCTGGAGAACAACGGGCTCGGCGGCGCGTTCATCCGCTACGTCATGAACAAGAACTTCATGTGCGACCCGCAGACGCCGAACCTCCAGGACGGCCGTGCCTGCTTCGTCCTCGACGTGAAGCCGTGGGACTGGTTCAAGCAGCACTACCCCGACATCTACCCGTACATGACGGGCGACGAGGGGCTCATCGAGGCCGACCGCATCGACAGCACCACGGAGCCCGAGCGTGCGAAGTCGCTCCGGCTCATCGAGATGTGGGTCAAGGAGTACAACGCAGAGAAGCGGACGACCGCCGTGCACTTCGTCAGAGTCGCTGGCCACCAGGTCATCGAGGACTCGAAGCTCACCTACGAGCGCGGCTACTACGAGCACGGCCTGTTCCCGTTTAGAATCTGCACGCTCTATCCGCAGAAAGGTTCCGCGCTGGGCCTCGGAATCTGTGACCTCTTCAAGGACACGCAGAGGTACGCAGACAAGCTCAACGCAATCCTGCTCGAGAACGCGCTGAGGGCCCGTACGCCTCGGCTGTTCATCCAGGAGGGGTTGGTTGACATTGAGGATGTGCGGGACTTCTCCCGCGAGGCCATCGAGGTACAGGGCAACCTTGAGGCCGCTGTGAAGTGGATGGACACCCAGCCCCTCCCCGCGTATCTGATGAACTTTGCCCAGCTCATGCAGCAGAGCATCAAGAACGAGGCGGGCTCGAACGACCAGAGCCGTGGCCAGACCGCCGGTGGCGTGACCGCCGCCAGCGCCATCACTGCCCTCCAGGACATGAGCACGAAGAGGAGCCGCATGGAGGCCAGAGAGCTCCAGCGCGGCTTCAAAGAGTGTGTACGGATGATGATTGAGATTATGCGCGAAAAGGACATCGTTCCCCGCGAGGTCGTCATCACCGTCGCAGGCGAGCCGCAGATTCTCCCGTTCGATAGCCGGTCCCTGTACCGGGGCGACGGGGAAGGGCGCAGAGTTCCCATCGAGGCGCTCATCACCATCAAGACGAGCCGCCAGACGCGGTTCTCTCGCATGGCGCACAACGAGCTGGTCTTGCAGTTCATCAACATGTTCCAGCAGACGGCCGACCCGCTCATCATGATGGAGGCGCTGGAGATGGACGACAAGGAGCAGATTCTCGACCAGATTCGGAAAGCCCAGCACGGCGGGATGCTCGCCCTCCAGCAACAGAACGCGCAGATGCAGGCGCAGCTCCAGCAGATGAGCGAGGAGCTCGGGCAGTACCAGAGCGCCATGAAACAAATCCAGGCAGGACTCGGTGGGGGAGAGGCCCCCGCTGCTGCGCCTCAGGCGCCTGCCGCACAGCCGGTCGATGCAGCCGCGCTCGCACAGAGCATTGGCTGATATTGATAAATCACGGTGACGCCGACCGAAACGGGCGATATGTGAAAGGATTTTATGCCTGACAACTACGAAACCCCGGTCGAAAATGTAGCCCCCGACATGGCTGTGGCCGACGCACAGGAAACCCCAGTCGAGGAAGTGACCATCAGTGTATCGTCCCAGGGCGATACGCAAACTGGTTCGGACAATACGGTCGAAGCCAATCCGCCCGCCGACGGGGCGCAGTTCCAGAGCCAGAAAGACATTGACGCGGCGTTCGGCAAGCGAATCGCTAAGGTTCGCAAGCAGTACGAGGAGAGCCCGGAGTACCAGCTCGGGGCCATGTTCCTCAAGGAGCGTGCGGACCGCGACGGCATCACCGTCGCCGAGGCGTACCAGCGCATCCAGCAGGAGCGGCTCGACGCGAAAGCAGACGCCTACGCCAAAGACCCCAAGCAGTTCTACAAGGACCTGCTAAGCGGAAACGCAACCCCCCAGAGACAGACCACTTTCCAACAGCCGCAGGCGGAGACGCCGCAGGCCCAGGCACAGCGCGTCGGTGAGGAGCTCGCCAACATGTACAAGGCGGGCCAGCTCCCCCAGGGCTTTGACATCCAGAAGAGCCTCGACCAGGACACGTACAACAACATCGTTGAGTACGGTGCCCCGGCGGCCATGCGCATCTGGGCAGCCGAGCACGGCCCCGCACAGGAGCTCGCACGCAGGCAGTCCGGCCCCGCGCCCATGCGGCCGACCTCTTCCAACAAGCAGAGTGCACCGCCGGATTATTCCAGCATCAGCTCTGCCGACTACTACAAGAAGAAAGCGGAAATCCGCCAGGCGATGCTGAACGGGAAGAAGGTTCGTCTCTCCTAAAATTCATTATCAAAGGAGAAATAACCTATGGCTACCCAGACCACTATCAATACCGTCGCCCCGACCACGTATCTGAACAAAACGTGGTATGACCGCACCCTGCTCGAATGGGCCAAAGCGCAGCTCGTCTACGCCCAGTTCGGCCAGAAGCGGCCCATCCCCCGCAACAACGGCAAGACCGTTGAGTTCCGTCGCTGGACCCTGTTCACCCCCGACAAAGTGACCCAGAAGCTCACCGAGGGCGTGACCCCCTCCAGCCAGTCCCTCGGCCAGACCAAGGTGGAGGCCACCATCGAGCAGTATGGTGCCTACGTCGAAATCTCTGACCTGCTCGACCTGACCGCGTATGACCCCGTCATCGACGACAGCGCGGAGCTCCTGGGCGAGCAGCTCGGCATCGTCGTGGACAACGTGACCCGTGACGCCATGATTGCCGACGCCTCCGACCAGTTCGCCGGTGGTGCCGCCAACGCTGGCTCCGTGGCCGCGACCTCCTACCTGACCGTTGACGAAATCCGCAAGGCCGTTCGTACCCTCAAGAACAACAAGGCCCGTCGGTTCTCCGGCAACGGCCGCTCCGGCCACTTCGTCTGCATCGTGGACCCCTATGCGACCTACGACCTCCAGAGCGATTCTCTGTGGCAGGATGTGTCCAAGTACAGCAACGCCGAGCAGATTTACTCTGGCGAGATTGGCCGTCTGTTCGGCGTCGTGTTCGTGGAGACCACCGAGGGCAAGGTGGACGCCCAGAGCGTCCTCAACGCCGTCAACGCCAACACCAGCTCCAGCACGACCTTCGTGCTGAAGAATGACCCCACCGACGCTGAGGTGGCCTACCTGAGCACCGGCGGCAACAAAATCATGATTGGCTCCACGGAGTACACGCTCGCCTCCACCAACAGCTACACTCCCGCGACCAAGACCGTGAAGCTGACCGTCTCCGCGTCCCTGAGCGCCAACACCATCGTGTACTCCACCGACTGCGGCGCCATCGACGCGTCCACCAAGGCTGGCGTCACGCTGCACAACAGCATCATCTTCGGTGCTGATGCCTACGGCGTCATCGACGTGGCCGGTTCCGGCACGCTCCAGACCATCATCAAGCCCCGTGGCTCTGCTGGCACGGCTGACCCGCTCGACCAGCGCAGCACCGTCGGCGCGAAGGTCATGGGCTACACCGCCAAGGTCCTCAACGCGCTGTGGATTATCAACATCCACCACGCCGCTCATGCGTAATTAACCCAACATCTCTCAGAACCGAGGGGAGGGGCAGGGGTTCTTGTTGCCTCCTTCCCCCTCCCCTCCCCTATTTTTTAGAATACCAAGGAGGCTAAGTGAAAAGATGGCAACGACTAAGAAGACCGAGACCAAGAAAACGACTTGCGCACCCAAGAAGGTCGCTCCCGCTCGCACCACAGAGCAGATTGAGGACGCTATCCCGACCAAGCCCGAGCCTGTAAAACCCGAAGAGACCGTCAGCTATGTAATCCCCCGCGACCCGTCGCTGAGTTCCGGCGACCAGTTCTTCGAGTATTGCCTCAATGGCATCAACTACCGCTTCAAGCGCGGTGAAGTCCTCACGCACCCGAAGAGCTTGTACGCGGCCATCAACGATGTGCTCATGCGTCGCGAGCGCAAGAGCCCGTTCATAGCTGAGTTTCAGAATACCAGCAAGAAGCTGAATTAACGGAGGAACCATGAACCTGAAAGAGATTATCGAGGCGACACTTATCGAGCTCGACAGGGGCACCGAGGCGGACACCGTCGCCATGTACGCCCCGAAGTTTACCGTCTACGCGAATGAGGCGTGCGACGAGATTGTGCGCCGGTTCAAACTGACGTGGGTGGACGGGCTTGTCACGCAGGCCGACCCGTCCGGCTATGCGTGGTTCGACGCCTACGACATGGAGCGCACACCGAAGCGCATCACGAAAGTCATGCCTGCGGCGTTCGGTACGCCACAGAACCCCGGCGACGACCCGCCCATCATCTCCACCGACGAGACGCTCAAGAGGGCGTTCCCGTTCGTCCAGCAGATTCCCTCGAGCGGATGGGTGAGCATCATGGACAAGCGGCACGTGAAGCCACGCGACCCTGTGTTCGTGGAGTACCGCTACATCCCGATGCCGATGGACGTGAACAGTCTGACCGGGACGCCGGATGTGCCTGACATCCCCGAGATGTTCCACTCACTGATTCCCCTCTACGTGCGGGCCCGCGAGCAGTGCGGGCAGGACCCCGCCTTGCAGGGAACGAGCTCTGCGTTCTTCTCCATGTTCAACCAGAAAGTCTACAACCTCCAGCGGGAGACTCTCGCAACGCCTGACTCGTTCCGCCTCAAGGGCTACCACTTCATGTAAGGGAGGGCACCACCTATGGCATACAGACCCGGCCAATGGTATAGCGTCCCTGAGTGGTACGGCATCCAGCAGCAGGTTGACGGCACGCTGCTGCCCATCACGAGCGCCTACGACGCCCGGAACATGGAGACCGGCGACGGCAACCTGAGCGTGGCGAAAGGCTACGAGAAGCTCGTGACCGTGGCTGTGCCAGGTGACGCTCGGCTCCTCAAACTCATCGCTGTGCGGGGTTCCTCCAAGAAGTTCTACGCCGTCACGCAGGAGTACATCTACGTCTGGAACGAGAGCTCTCCGAACACGTGGACGCAGAAGTACGCATTTAGCCCGGCGCTCACCTCGACGCAAATCGACGCCTTGCAGACGCGCATAGCCGACCGCGACGTGATTGTCGTGGCGACCGGCCAGAGCCAGATGGTCAAGATATACACTGACGACGATACCGCCTCAGCGTTCGGCGCGGGCCTCTACTCCTACGAGGGGACCGTCAGCAGCTACGACCCGGACACCACGACCGTGACGCTGAGTGATGCTTTGAGCGACGAAGCGAAACGGCGTGCGCTCTGCTATGGAATCACCATCGCTGACTATTATTACGACGTCTACGAGATACCCGACAACGACCTGACAAAGGTCGTGCTGACGTCCGCGATGCTCCATACGCCCACCGTTGGCGACTCTGTTACCGTACGCGGCGGCGGTTCGGACGAATACTGCGCGTTCACCGAGCTGTACTCGAACCGGCTGTTTGCCGCCGGAGACCCCAACGCGCCGTACCGTCTTTACTGGTCGGCGGTCCCTGGCGACGGCAGGACCATTGAGGACTGGCTCAGCGTTGACGGCTCCTATGACGCCTCGGGCGGCTACGTGGAAGTCGGCGACGGCTCCGACGACAGCATCATCGGGTTGACCGCGCTGTCCAACCAGCTCATCATCTGGAAACGCTACTCCGTGTGGCGG